GATTTAGGAGTATGAAAATTTACGATGTTCCATATGAAAGAGGAAGAGGTATTGGTGATGTCATCATCAAAGAAGCGGGAAAATCAAACCGCAGTGGTGATTGGTATACTGGAAAACTCCAACAAGCTTTAAGTCAAGTTCAAAAAAATGACATAAATTTACAAGATACTGGTGGTATTGAAGTCGGCAGAATGTATTTCTTTAATTATAGTGCAAGTAGTACCGGACTTATGTTCTATGATAGACAACCCCTCGTATACATTGGAGAGGTAAACTATACTAAAGGATACTTTATTGGAATTAATTTACACTATGTAAATAAACAAGTTAGAGAGGGACTTGCAAAAAGTCTGATAAATAAGTCAGATACCGTAGGTATACCTCGTAATACCATTCATCGTTACTTTTTTTCTGGAGTTGTAGGAGAATTTCTGAGAGTTCCCGAAAAAGATTGGCCCTCCGTTGCATTATTACCAACTGAAAAATTTGTTGATATGAGAGGCAAATCTTTCCCTAAACATCAAGCCTGGAGTAAATCTTAAGTGGCATATCAAACATTAAACTCAACTGCATTAGTAAAAAATGGAATTACTTATAAGTCAGAGTATGATTTGTCCAATGGAAAGACGCGAATAATTCAAACTAATGCACCCACAGGAACGCAACCAATTTATCAAGATGGAAACTTTACTGCGGAAGCTACTAAAATAGGATTAACTGACACAACTGAAAAACAAAATATACATAATTCAATTAATACATCTACTAGAACTGCTCATAGTAATGCTGGAGGAACTCCAAAAGGATATGTTTTACCTCAACAAGCTCAATTAAACAATCAGGGAGCTGCTCCTGGCTCTAATTTATCTAATCCATCATCAAACCCAGATCCAAATAATGCTAGTGCAAATACCAACAATGGTTTTATCACTGCAGGACAGGCTATTGCAGAGTTACCTAACAATTTGGCTAAGATCGCAGACCCGTTCAGTAACCTTAAAAATCTTAGTGTAAGTGGCAATCAGTTTGGGGTTTCCAATGAATCCGCTATTTTTGGTAGACTAATGAAATATCCAAATGATATGGATATAACACGACAAGATTATCTAGTGATTGATCAATTTAGATATACTCCACCAAATGCTGAAAGTATATTTTCTGGTGCCAATGATATATGGGCCAAAGGATTGAATAGAGGAACCGATAGGTTGACGGAATCCTTAGGTAAGGTGTACCTTCCTATGCCAAACACTGTGCAAGATTCAAACACTGCTAGTTGGGACGGAAGTAGTATGAACAATATTGCGGCTGGAGCAATGGCAGATGTTGGGGGTAATTTAGCTGGATATGGTGCAGCTGCAGGAATTGGAGCCGCTGCTCAAGGACTAACAGGCATTGGTAGTCCACAGTTGGCTTTGCAGGCGATGATGATAGCTAGAGCAGTAGGTGGTGGTGCCGCTGGTAATCAAGTTATGCAAACGTTACTTGGTGCCGACATGACTAGTAAACTACTGTCTATGGTAGGACAGGGAGTTGATGTAGAGACTATTTTTGCTAGAGGAGCAGGTGTTGTACCAAACAGTAATCTGGAATATCTTTTCAGAGGTCCTGCATTAAGAATATTTAATAATTTTAATTGGAGAATGACTGCAAGAAGTGTTGAAGAATCAAGTACTATCAGACACATTATAAGATTCTTTAAACAAGGAATGGCTCCTAAGAAACAGAATCCTTCAAATGGAGCGGGTGCAGCTGCTCAACTATTAGGTACACCAAATGTATTTAAACTTGAATATAAAACTGGATCTAAAACTAATGATGCAGTTAATAAATTTAAGACCTGTGCTTTAGTACAGTTTAACACAAACTATACTCCAGATAGTTTTTGGGCTGCATATGATGAAGGGCAACCTCTTTCCGTAAGTATTTCTATGTCATTTAACGAATTAGAACCCATTTATGATTCGGATTATCAAACTTCGGATAAGTTTAGTTTAGTCAGAACCGATCTATCTTCAATCAGCGACGAGGCGGTAGGTTACTGATATGGGATACTTCAGAGAACTTGCGAATATTCAAGTACTTAACAGAACTAAGAATGATATTTCTATTGATGAAACAGTAATTATTAAAAATCTTTTTAGACGGGCAAAGATTCGTGAGGATATTATTGATGTTGTCACTGCCTTTGAATACTACCAAGTTACGGAAAACGAGACTCCAAGTCAAGTTGCACAAAAAATTTATAAGAATCCTGAGTTAGATTGGGTGATATTAATTGTAAATAATATTATCAATATTCAGGATGATTGGCCAATAGATGCAAATTCATTCAATAATTATCTCCTTGATAAGTATGGTTCAGAGGAAAAATTACTTGAAATACATCACTATGAAACTTTAGAACTTTTAGATTCTTTTGGAAGATTGATTCTTCCAGAAGGATTGTTAGTCGATGCAACATTTTATAATGCACCGGAGTTTAAAAATATTACTACTACTCCTCCGGGAATCACCTTCCCGCCAATATTTGTTTCTGGAACTCAAGCAAGTGCTGTTGCAGTGGTTGAGAATCGGAGTGTTGTTGGAGTTGCAACTACGAATCTACAATCTGGACTTGGATATAAAACTCCCCCTACTGTAACTTTTTCCGATCCACCAACAACAACAAATGCATCAGTAAATGCATCCATTAGTGGTTTTGCAGTTACATCATTCAATACACTGACTGGTGGAAAAGGATACTTGTCAACACCAACAATAACTATTGAACCGCCACCAAATTCAGTTCAATCAGTAGCTACTTGCACAATAGAACCCTCTAATGGCGAAGTTCTCTCAATTAATTTGATTAATGGTGGTTCTGGATATGGAGTAACAGCACCCACGGTTACCTTCCCATCTTCACCAAATACTATTGAAGGATCATATGTCAACCAGTCTTCCATTGCAATTGGTAATCAAGTAGATGGGATGTTTATAAGAGAGAATGGATTGGACTTATTTACGAGTAGTATTTCTAATAGTGGAACCGCTTCAGGTACAGAACGTATCAAACAATATTCTATGAGTAATGCATGGGATGTAACCACAGTAAGTTTTGTTCGAGAGTTGAATGTAAGTGCAGATTTTTCATATTGCACTGGAATTGAATTCAAACCAGATGGAACTCGGATGTTTGTAGTAGGAGGTGTTGGAGTTTCCTACAAATTAATATCTTATAATTTATCTACTCCTTGGAACATCTCCACTGCAACAAAATTAAATGAACGTTCTATTACCTCTCCTGGTGGAATTAGAATAAGTCCAGATGGATTCACTCTATTTTTCTTACTTGCATCCAGTCCAAATAAACTCAGTCAATATAATCTAAGTGCTGCTTGGGATATTACCACGTATGCCGACATACTCAGTCCACAAATACAACTAAATTTAGAATTACTCACTGGAGAAACTATTAATCTTGGATTTAGTTTTTCTTCCAATGGTCTCAAATTATTCACAACAGGTCAATCTAATTCTAAAATATATGAAATTTCCCTAACGTCGGCGTATGACCTTAACGGAGCAACACTTATTAATGATTTTTATGTGGGATCGCAACTTGGCAATCCATCAGACATATTTTTAAAACCAGACAATACTAAATTTATTGTTTCCGGTGGATCTTCAGATAAATTATTCGAATATCTAACTGTTTCATTAGCAACAGCAACTGCAACCTTAACTAATGGATCTGTTACTAATATTAATCTAAATTCTCCGGGAATAGGATACACTGTTGCACCTACAATCACAATATCTCCTCCATTTCCAGCAGTCCAAGCAACTGCTACAGCTGTAATGACTGCTGATACTGTTGTTACAAAAACTTGGTCAGTTATAAACAGTACTAATCAATCATACCTGTTTACTGGATCCAGTTCTGGGAGTAATATCGGTATAACTGCAACTTCTGGAGATACTTTAATTTTTAATGTTAATGCGAGTGGCCATCCATTCTGGATAAAAACTGCTCAGACTGTTGGTACTGGAAATAGTGTAACAACTGGAACAATCACAAATAATGGTGTAACAGGTAATATTGGAGTGGTTATCCCCATTACTTGGAATACTACTGGAGTACTTCCGGGCACATATTACTATGTTTGCCAGAATCACATAACAATGAGTGGCACTATAACAATAACCGCTCCCTCTACAGGATCTTTTGTATCCTCTATAAATCTTACTAATGGAGGATTTGGTTATATTTTTAATCCATCAGTTTCAATTACACCTGCACCAACATACAGAACAGCTGTTGGTTTTGCAGTATTAAACTCAACTACAGGTATTTCTACTATTGCGATTGTAGATGGTGGAGCAAACTATACTTCACGACCAATAATAACTATTGAATCTCCAGACGAAATTCAAACAACATTCCCCGGCGACCTACATTTCCAAAACAATTTAACTTGGAGATGGAATGGTACTCAATGGCAAGAAAAATTTACAGAGGAATTTAAATATTTTGAGGGTGCAACATCATCAATTTTAAGTACTCGTGGTGATTTAATTAGTAGACCTATAACTAATTATGAATATGAGGATACTTCCAATGAAAAAAAACGAAACATCCTAATTCTAAAACCACAATACCTTTCTTTAGTGATAAATGATTTGAAAAACATGATGATATATGATCCAGAATCATCTACTTATATTAATGATAAACTTAAATTTGCTTACAATCCAAAATTCACTGGAAACTAAAAAGGAGGGGTATAATCCCTCCTTTACTATATCAAGACTCAGCGAGTTTCTGGAAGTAACTCAGAGCATCGTCGGCATCCTCATCATCCTCTACTGGGACTGGAGTTCTAGCAACCTCAAAAGAAGGTGTAGAACGCTTCGGAGAGGTCTCTCCGCGACGTTCGGCTTCCCATTGCGCGTCTTCTTCTACAGTCTCTGGATCTTGACGTGCAGGAGCACCCTTTGCACCAAGAACATAGTCAAACCTCTTCTTGAGATCTTCATAGGACTTGAAGTTTTTTGCATCACTAAACTCATTCAGATCGTTTAGATTCTTATAGATCCGTTCCAGTTTTTCATCATCACTCAAGAGAGGTGATGGTTTATCAAACTCGGATTTATCATAGTTCCAGTAACCTTCAACCTTACGGATCTTCAGTTTAAAGTTTGCACCTTCCCAGAAATCAAATGGATTGACGGCCTGTTCATCCGCAAACTGTGGTTGCATTGCTTCGGTGATCTTGTCAAAGATCTTCTTACCAAACTTATAAATGAACACCCGACCTTCATTCTCTGGGTGTGCAGGATCATTTACTACATAAATGTTAGTGTAATAAGAAAGTTTGCGTTTTTGTTTACGAGCAGTTTCCTTATCACGATCAGATCCAGTATTCCATAGAACCCGATTGTATTCGGATACAGGATCTTTTTGTCCCATAGTTGTCAAGGAATTTTCAATATACCATCCACCAGGACCTTGGAATGCATGACTCCAAACTTGAGCCCATGGAAGTTCACACCCTTCTGGTGCGGGAAGGAATCGAACTACAGCATAACCGTTTCCACCTTTGTCTACTTCAGGTTTCCAAAAACGATCATCACTACCAGATTCCCCACTATTCAGTTTTTCGACTTGTTTGATCAGTTTATCAGTCAGTGAACCAGCACGAGACTGTTTCTTAAGATCAGCAAAAGACATTTGTATTCTCCGTATTAGTTGTATTTGGCCTTTGAGACTTCTTTATTTTACCCGAGGTAAAACTAGTTGTCAAGCTGTTTAATATTGTATAATCTATCTAGCTTTTTTTCCATTTCATTAAAAAATTGTGTTATGTTATTATTTTCATTAAATCCTAAAAATTTTGCGGTTTCTTTAAATTTTTTTGTCATTTCAATTGCTTCTGGGTCATCAGAAAGTGAAAGTCTAAAATAAAGATTTTTCTGTTTTTCAAGAAGAATTTTCATGAGTTCAATATGTTCTTTTTTTTGAACTCCAGACATAAATGGAGTTTTAAAAGTATCTTCAATAATTTGTTGTTGTAATATATTTAATTCTTTAATAGATTCTCTTACGATTTCAGATTGAAAAAAGTTACTCACAACACTAACTCCTTTAAAATTTTACTATACTTTTCCTTATCATTATTTAGGAAAGGCTTATATTTTTTAATTCGAAGACTGACGGATTCCCACACTGGATCTATAAGTTTTTTATCAAATTTTTTAACATACCCGAGAACATTATCTAGAATAACCATCGTTTCTATGGAAATGACTTTTTGTAGATATTTTTTTAGAATATCTGGATGAGAACTGCCCACAATTTCAAAAAGTTGATTGAAGTTATCTTTACGGACAAAAACCTCACTTTCTGTCTTAAACATATAAGTAAGGCTTTGAGCTCTTTTTAACCAGTTTGAATAATTTTTATCACCTGAGTCAATAATTTCACCAATCCATAGACGAGATGGATCATCACATTCTATGAAACTTGCAAGAAAGTACTGTTTAATTTCTTCATCGCTTTTTTGTCTAGATATTCTTTCAAAGAAATACCGATCTTTTCTTTTATTAAAAGAATCTGTTGAGGCTCTAGACTTTCCACAATATTGGAAGTAATCGTAGTTTGGTTTGGTGAAATGATTCTTGAACGCCAGGTATGTTTTATATACCTCGATTGGCGTCATTAGAATACTAGTTTAGCTCGGGTGGTTTTTTTGAGAAAATTTAATTGTGTTGCTTCACTTTTTAGTTTTTCTTTCAGTGGTTTTGGAATTAACTTAGATACCGACTCAAACTCAATTGAATTTTCCTCACAATATGTGACTATAGCTTCAATGTAATTAATTTTTGAAGTCATCACAAGATTTTCAATATCTTGTGCAAATTTAGATTGGCAGAGAAACTTTTCTTTTATAAGAGAATTTACATCCTCAGTTTCCCCAGTGGTGTTAGGCATAGGATTCTGTTTTGTGATTGACGAACTCTCTAATATATTTGGTAAGAAGCTTAATATAGTAATCCTTGTTTCTTTTTTCATAGATAAAACACTCTCCGTTGTCAGCGACCATAATAGTAATCAATTTTTGGACTGGAATACCAGTCATTTCATAATACATACAAGCGTATGCTGTTTCCTGAACGAAATAGTTTTCAACCCATTCTTCTGGTTTTATTTTTTTTGAAGTCTTGAAGTCAATGACTGCGAGTTCTCCTTCGTACTCTGCGATGCAATCTACTCTTCCCGCAAGTCCTAAGTAGTCACTATAGAGAGATTTCTCTAAAGCGTGTATATTATTTATACGATCCAAATAGGGTTTGGCGGCAAGAAAAAGAAACTTCGTTACGGGCAAAGGTTTATACGTGTCAATATCTTCATTTAACAAATACTTTTCAACTAAATCATGAAATCTAGTTCCACGTTCTGTTGCAACTTTAGTTATTTTGTTGGCTTCCTCTTCACCAACTTTTTTACGCCAATTGATAAATGTTTTTCTATTATAAAAACTCGTAATAGAAGTGATTGATGGATATAGTTTTCCAGAAGGAACTCTATAGAAACGAGTTCCTTCGATATTTTGTGCCTCCAAGTCAACTTCTTCTTTTAAATGATCTAAATGAACAAACATTACATACCCAAAGCTAATTTCGTTACGATGTAATTTTTAACAAGTCCGGAACGAACAATATCATCAACACCAAATTCTATAGTGGAAAAATCAAAGGTCATTGCATTAATAATTTTCATGAAATCAAGAATACCATTTTTTTCATGAGCTTTGATTAAGTCCGATTGTGTGGCATCTCCACAAAAAACAATCTTACTATTTTCACCTATACGAGTAATTATACTATCTAATTCATGAAAATTCAAGTTTTGCATTTCATCTACTAAAACGACTGCGTTATCAAGAGTAGTGCCGCGAATAAAACTAGTGGACCAGAATGAGATAGTTTCTTGAGCTTTAAGATTTCCATATAACATGTCAAAATCTCCATCGGAAGACATTTCGAACATATACTTGCACATATTCTTATAAGGAATCTGATAGAGAGAGGACTTATCCTCATGATCTCCAGGAAGGAAACCAATTTCTCGTGTGGCTACAAGTGAACGAACGATATAAACTTTTTCATACGGAGTTCTTTCATCAAGAACATCTTTAAGTGCAAGATATAATCCTACAAATGTTTTACCAGTTCCTGCGGCTCCGTAAGCAAAAATGTTTTTTCCTTTTGCGTATTCTTCAAAAAAAAGTTTTTGATTGTCAGTCAATGGCGAAATGTCTACCATTGAATCAGTATTGATTGGTTTTTTGCGCCTCATTTGTTTGGCACTTATTCCAACTCCAATATTGCCGTTAGATGTCTTTCGTTGTCTTGCCATTTAAATTTTCTTCACGCGAGAGCCAGGTGCTTGAGAAGCTTTACCAAGAACATCATTCCAGCCTGGATTTCTGGAAATGAGTTTATCTTTCCACTCACCGAGTTCCCCGGCGGAGGCACATCCTTCAGGCCAATCTCGTTTCCATTCGGGATTGTCTTGATACCATTTAGAAATGTCGTGAACACTCATTTCAATTACTTTTTTTTCACCAGTCTCTTTATGGACTATTGGATATATTGCCATTTGTTATTAATAATATATGTGATTATTTATTGAGTATTTTTTGAGCAACATAGTGTTGATCTGATACTTGTTCTATGTCCCATTTTATCACAGGTTCTACATAATAACT